TCAAATTGAGATGTATATGTATTATCATCCTTAGAAAAGAATGAAGATACCGAAAAACATGGTTCATGTGAACCAATAATACAAAAGCCTAACATTTGCGCGGTTTTGTATACATAATATTCTGTGCCATTAATTTCGGCCCAGTCTCCTGTAATAGAAGCGGGGTCTAATTCCATACTTTGATTTTGTCCTAATATTTGTTTCGCTTCATCAAAATACTTTGTAAAAAGGACAACTGAAAAAACAGCATAATCCCGAGTTATACCATCTGTGTCAGTAAATGGTTCCCATCCTTCAAAGCTTTCAACATAACCGTATCCATTAGCTAATGTTGGGCCAGTATGAGATGCCCATGTTTTCGTTTCTGGGTCAAAAAAACCAATAACAGGTGTTTCCCCAGAAATAGCACTATTAATAAGTTGCTCAGCAACTGCATCAGTAATATAAGAACCATTGCGGTTGCCGTATTTAGTAAAAACACGCACTTTCAAACGGCCAATATTTGGATTAGTTTGAGAAATCTCTTGTAAAGGAGAAGATACAATTACACTATCAAAATAAATCGGTATTTGTTTATCCATACTGTATCACTCCATTTAACCTTCGGCCGCCGCAATATTTGCTTGAGTTTTTTCAGATTTTTGTTCATCGGGCAATTCTGGACGACCTCCCTTATTATTTAAGTCGCCATTTGCCGCGTTACTTGTCGCATTTTTCTCCCCTGAAGCTCGTTCTACAATACTAGTATTAGAAGAAGTGTATGAAGATTGTAATGGAATCATTTTTTCTGTCATATCAAGCACTTCATTCTCAAAATGCATCAAACTTAATTGGTCCATTTGTGGAATCCCCATTGCTACGCCCGCAAGCATTTTAGAATAACCATATTGTGCTCCGCGGAAAGTAGAATTTAGAATGTCTTCACGATTAAATACCGTAGTAGGCATAATAGCAAAATCAAACGTTAAGCCGCCTTTTGCAAAACGGTCATTGAGGTGGAACTTAATCCAATGCTCATATACATTCAAATATGCGCGCACTAACGCTTCATCTTTCTTAATCGCATAAGCTAATGCGGCGCTACCGTCTGCGTTGAAAATTAAAGAACTGCGGCCAAGTGCATCATAAGCATTAGTTTTATATTTTGCAATTCGATCGCTAGATTGCGTCGCATTAGAAGAATCTTGCAAATTCTCCAAATCAGTATCACCAAAGGTAGTAAGAACATCTACAGTATCTATATCCGACAACATATCAGCAACAGAAGAATGAATATCTGCGACTTCATCTAATTGGAAAACCAACTCACCCTTATTATCAATAGGCATACGTTGGATGAGTAATTTATACAACTCATTTTCATCGCGTTTTTCTTCTCGGCCAACTGCGTCTTGTAATTTTTTTAATGCTGGAATACTAGCAATTAAAAGCGGCGTTTGGTCAGTAATAAAACTAAAGTTGATGCCGCCAGAGGCTGCAGGTAACTCTACCCAAGGCTCGATATATTTTGGTGCAGAAATCCATCGTTTATAGGCCCGCTGCACTTCTTTTGGAAAAGTTAAAACTGCTTCCCAACGTGCTTCTTCTGGCAATCGGTCAAAATAATGGAGATTAAACTCAAGAATATTTAAATTATTAAAATCCTTGAAGCGGCTGCGGCAATAGTGCGCCGGTAAATCTTGAATAGTAACTTTATCGCCATCTACTCGTAAAATACCATTATATAAGCCCGTCTTTATCCATTCGGTAGTAATATGAGTAAAAGTAGTTTTTACTGATAAATTATCAATAAAACGACAAGCGGCATAAAAACCTTTTGTAAGATTTTTTTCAGATACTTTCCCAACTTGATAGACAGGAATAACTGCTGTATCATATAATGGTAAATGCGCCAATAAATCTACATTATTGCGGTATTCGCCATTAGTGCGATAAAAATAACAAGACAATTCTCGCATTGCTTCTATATCGCCCGAGCGAATAATTTCTTCAATTTCTTCAACGGTAAAATCATTACGAACAGGCTCGTTTGCACGATAACCCCAACGCCAATACGAGCGCTCAGTTAATGGCGCACGATTGCGTCGCTTTGCCGCGACTCTAAATTTAGAAAAATCTCGAGGAGTAGTTGTTTCTCCCATAAATATCACCCCCTCTTTCTTGGAGTAAAGAATGCATATTGATTAAAGTTATGTTTTTTACTCTTTCTAATCATTTGGTCTTCGTAGTATTTTATGCGGTATAGGCCGTATTCTAAAGACGATACTCTGTCTTTTTCAATACTACGAGAAATGCGCTCGACAACAAATTGATTCGCCGCGCCAGTAGGTTTTAGCTTTAAATTATTTAATTCATCCATAAGGCGTGAAGTCATTTCATAAGGTAATAGGAAAACTCGCTTATCGTAAAAAGACATTTTTTGCCATTTTTTATGACCTTCCATTTTTGTTTTTACAATCCCTTCGTTAGCAAGGAAAGAAACTGAACCATTATTTAATTGGGTAAAAAGATTTGCATGAATTTCATCGTTATTGGAAGAACCAGCTTTTATATCATAAATAATTGCATTTGGTTCATCTGACCATGGTTCATCACTCTCATTGCGTTTAGTTGGTGGCAAGTGATGATCATTATTAAAAGCATAGTATGGTGGGAATTGCTCTCCAGTTTTAGGGTCGATAGACGGCAAAATCATAGCATCTAAAAGTCCAATACCGGGGCCGTTCCCATCAATTACAACCTCACGCGGTTGATATAATTGAATTAGTTTCTTTATACGTGGCGCTTGAACCGTAATATAATTTTCTCCATGAATAACTTCTACATATACTACATTTTTTTTGAAACCATTTGTTTGCGGCAAAGCCTTGATGACGGTAATGGCGGTGTTCGCGTCATAGCGGGCAACGTCCACGCTAATGGTGTAGAACCCGTTGGAGGCATCCTCTAATTTATTTTCGCGTTCACATCGCAATAAGGTGCGACGTTTGGCGAGCTTGGCACTATTAAACCAAGATTCCGCGCTATTGCCAGTCCAAATTGACATACTTTCTATTTATTTTTACACAAGATTCGTTAAATCTTGCGCCATATGGCTCATATTTTCATATGAGATAAGACTATATCTTCATCCCAGTAGGATGCCTAGTGTTAGGTCACTTGACCATGTAGTCGTTGAGCCGCAAATGCGGTCGCTGATTGCCCATTGTTCTGGCTTTTAGGCTTGCGCCATGAGCTATCCAAAAACTTGTTTCTGCTTTCGCTCCAAAACGGCATTTTGGCTTTAGGGGTTTCCAGCTTTTAACTAGGTTCTTTATCTATGTTACCATAGATTCACGCAAAAGTTTACGTGCAAAGGATTCTTCCGAAATCGTAGAAGAGTAGCGTTGGTCCATCATTGTGGCTTTGTCAAGTAGGCCATAGCGAAGGGGTACTTCGTAACTGAGCATTGTTCCATTCATTTCGCTAGGATGAATGCGTTCTCCTATGAACTGCTATATATTTCTATATAGGTCAGACTATATCTTTATCCCAAATAGGATACCCCCTGTTTCGGATACCAATAACTTGTATCCTACATAATAGTCGTTGAACCTTTTCGTCTATATTGTGCGAACTTGGCTGCGGATTACCTATGCGGCTTCCCGCAATTTAAGGGGTTGTTGCCTTGTTATTACTAACAAGCGGGGCCTCTGACCCCAAACGAAGTACTCATTTGGCCGCAATACTTCATTTACGGCACATTCAATTAGTTTTTTATACATAAATACTGTCTTAGATGCAGCAGTAGTTATGAAAGTTTGGCTCGCGGTTGGTTCGCCAGGATTTAAAGAACCATCTACTTCGCGACGAGCAATATTCATTTGCGGCAAAAGAACTTCCGTGTAAGGAACTTCGTCTCATTGTGTTTACTCTACTTAGAGCCATAGGGCTTATGCTTTCACATAAGATCAGACCATATCTTCACATAAAGTGGTTTCCATTTCGGAGAAAGTCGTTAATTTTCTCCTACGCCTAGCGGCTGGTCGTTGAACTTCTTAAAAAAGTCATCTAAGATGTCTTCAATTTTATTATACTCTTTATAACTAATAATTAATAAATGTATATTATTTTCAGCACAATACTGCTGCTTACTTTTATCATATTGTTGTTGTTCTTGAAAACGTTTTTCCCCTCCAAATATTTCAATCGGTTCATAATGTTGTTTACCATTAAACTCAATTGCAATATTTGGCTCAATAAAAAAATCAAATCGCTGATGCCCTGTATTTAACTTTTTTTGAGATTGAAATGTAATGGCGTGTTGAGTTAAATAATTAGAAATACGAGCCTCACCACGACTAAGTGTGCCCTTACAACGCGGGCACCACGGAGCACGAAAAAATGCTCCTCCTTGGGTTTTCCTAATGAAACCGCAAGTATGCCGCACTAAAAAATTATCAGTATTGGTACCTAATAAAACTTCAAACTCATTTTCTCCACAAATTTCATCAACTATTGCTTGCCACTTTTGTTGAGTGTTTTTTTCTTTTTGTTGTTTGTTACAATGCGGGCATTTACCAATAAAATCACCGCAAATCACTCGTGAAAAGCTTTGACCGCAAATAGTACATTGTAATATCCATGGTTCGATTACGGTGCCAGGGTTGTGTAAAATAGTTAAATGGTTAACTTCACAGTTTTGCAATAATTGTTTTACAGTATAACTGGCGCATAAAGAACATAAATGTTTTCTTTTTTTATTATATAAAGTTGTGCCACTTTTATATGAAAAAGTATGCTGGCAACGATTACAACGAATAGTGACCGGCTGCGTCGCGGCAGTAAAAGTTAATACAGTAAAATCTTCAGTGGGGTAACGTTCTTGTAAATTTTGAGTATATTTCTCTTTTGTAATTTGATACATCTTAAATTCCTCCTTTAATTTAGCTGCTGATTGCCCACTTGTAGTACTTAGGTTTTCACCATATACCATCTTCTTGTTTGTTTCTGCTTTCGCAACCCGGAGATAGGTACAAGAAGTTTTAGGGTGTCCCAGCAATTAGAAAACTTTTTCTAGCCTAAGCGGCTAGCTCACAAACATTCATGAGTGCGCACTCTTCTAGCACCGCGGCATTTGCGCGTAAACCACGGCTAGTGTCTTTTGCTACAACGGTAATATTACTTCCATTTTTAAGGTGCAATTCATAATAGTTGTTACTACTTTTTTCTCCTGCCTTACCATCTTCATTGCGTTGCTTCAATTCATTCCGCAACATAGGCCAATGGCGGAAAATTTCTTCAAATTTAGCTTCCGCAATCTTTACTACCGTGCCTTTTGTGTCAGATGCAATCATAATGTTAGAGCCGGGTAGTAGGGTGGCTCGCAAATAGGCACTTAAGTAAGCAGTAAAAGATTTGGATGTAGCGCGTGTAGCACATAATTTTTACATTAGGTCGTTAATCTAATGCCATGGGGCTATATGTTTCCATATAGATAAGACTATATCTTCATCATAATGATGAGCATCATTTCGCTTCACTTGAAGCTACGTTCACAGAACTAGTCGTTGGGCTACTAAAAAGTTTATTTATGCAATCTTTTATTTCTGTATTAGAATAAGTATAGGGAATAATAATTAGTTGAATATGGTTTTCTTCACAATATTGTTTTTTGCGTGCATCTCGTTCTTGATATTTATAAAAAGTTTCAATTTGTGAGCCATGAAAAAAAGGATTATAACGATAATGTTGTTCTCCATTGTATTCAATTGCATATGCTTGGTCATTAAAGTAGAAAAAGAAGTCAAATCGTTGTAAAGAATTGTGAAGAAATTTTTCTGTTTCATAAGGA